CATAATGGCAAATATACACTTTTTATCGGTTCGTTAAAGAATTTATCCCAATTATTTTTAATGTGAATCTCTTTTTCCTCATCACTTATACTACTCTTATGATTCGCTGTTGAGTAATCATGAGCATAAATATATTCTTTTAAATTAATATTTGTAGGATAATGTGTTCTTTGACCTGTTATTCTATTTGTATATTCGCAATGCTCAAAGCCATATTGCATGAATTTTTCATTAAATGCACCTACTCTATCAATGACTTTTTTTGTCATAAACATGAATACACCTCCACAATCAAAATAGTTTTTATCATCCATCTTTCTGTGGAATTTATCATCCATAAATAACAAATGCTCTGATCCTTCATTAATGCAAAACTCAATCCATCCCTCTTTAATTATCTCAATGTCATCATCTAATAAGAATACATAGTCACAATTCTTTAAATATCTGAGACATTCATTCTTTTTCTTAGCTATTCCTAACTTATCGATTGAATCATCTGCAACGTATATCATAACATCATCCATAAAAGTATACTTATAGATACTTTCTAATAATGCATTCAATAGTTCAGGTCTATCTTTCGTAGTTATTCCTATGCCAACCATCTGTCAAATATCTGTTTACGTTCTACATTAACTATCTTAATGTCATACCTTGCCGATACATACTCAAATAGATTCTCTTTGAGATCTTCTACTTTATTCGGATTCTTTACCAGGTACTTAATATTATCCTTCCATTTCTTATCAGCAGATACTAATACATTGTGCAAAGTAATATCATCACGATAAGGAATAACATTAGATACGATCACCGCTTTCTTTTTAAATCCTGCTTCGATTAATTTAAGCTGCGATTTGTTCCGGTTAAATTCTGTACTAATTAATGGAACTAATGCCACATCAATAGAATCGTATAGCTTACCATACTCCAGGATCGGCATTCCATTCAGTCTCATGTACGGCTCATCCATATCTTTGAACTCTAATACCCTATTCGACATTAGTAGTTCTCTATAGTTCAAGTTCAACAGATGATATCCTCCAGTAAAGCATTGCTCAATATATTTGTAATATGGATTCGGTGTTATCTCACCTTTTGCATCCTGGTTAAAGTTATAACCTGCTGTCAATAGCTGCCATTTCCCTCTGATCGTTTCATCTTTGTACAGCTTCATAAGTTCAGGATATAACATCTCGACATCAGCAACATGATGAACTCCTGCTACATATCCAAATCTCATTCTGTTATGTGTGGTCTCTATCGGATTCGGTTGCCATTGTTCCTCCTCAGTATTAATGGCATTCGCTAACACATAAACATTATGATTGTACTCTCTTATTCTACTTGCTAAGTAATCTGTTGTAGTAGTAATAAAGTCAGCATCCTTTAATGCTTGTATAGTATTTTCAGCATATCCATTATTCTTATACTGAAGATAAAGACTGTGATTTTTTGGTAATACCCAATAGTCATCAATGTCAAAATGTACTTTTAATCCTAATCGTTTGTACCTGCTCACATCTGACTTGATCTCTCGCAGGAAGGATATACATTTAAACTTCTTTAAATAGTCATCAGTTAGTTCAGATTCATTATAAGTAAATTCTACATCAATTCCTAAAGATGAGTAAGGAACTATCTGTCTGTGATATTGTAGACCTGTTATTCTGCTACTTGTTACTACTAAGATCATATTGTGTTTTTATTTTTTCTGTTATATTTTTAACCATGTATTGGACTGTCTTAAACGATATACCCACCAATGCTCCCACCTTCCTATAAGTACCATGCTCAACGTATAGTTCAAGTAATCTGAACTCTGTCGGAAATCGTTTCTGTGCTATCTTCTTTTCTATCTTATTCATCAGTAATACTACATCAGAATGTATCTGATCAATGTTATCATCTTCGTATACTTCTCCCTTTGTTGTTGTTTCGCAGCTTCGATACTTCTTGTAGAAAGCCATGTGTGGCTGAGTATATTGGTAGTACATAATCTTATAACAGTATATCTCTAAAGTCTTTTTGTTATAAAGATTAACCAGGTATTCTATATCCATCTCAGCAACGATAATCAACAGTTCAGATAAGAGGTCATTATAAAGGTCATCTCCTTTGGTGATGCGGATTGCAGATGACTTTACAGCTTTAGAATTGTAGATAAACAGAAGAATTTCGTTTCTTTTCACATTCAAAGATACCTAAATAAACAACAAAAAACATACTTTTCTCATATATTCCAATTTATTTGTAATTTTTTCTCGCTCATTATCAGTCAGTTATAATTATTTTCATACACTTATGTCGGGCGAATGTAAATAAGATATACATTTGTCCTATCAAAATCAAACAAACAATTTAAAACCCTAAAAAAATGATAAACATCGTAATCACACAAAAACTAAACGAATTAACAAACAAACAAATAATTCTTTTAGATAAAGAAATCATAAGATTAGAGAAATTAAATAAATCTATTAAATATAAAAATTCAGATATGATAGATGGAGTAAAACAAGAAAGTTTTTACATCAAATATGGTATAATTTCAAAAAATCAAGATATGATAAATGAAATTTATAGTTTAAAACATAAACTTACTTCAAAATATTAATTAAAAAGGGGTGCAGCATCCTAACAACTGCAAAAATTAAACAACTAAAACCCTAAACAAATGAAACAATTCGAAATTTTAAACAGTCAACTTGAAAAAAGTTTAATTAAATTAGTAAAAGAAAAAGCAAAACTTGATAAAGCCTATTATAAAGCAGGAACAATGGCTAACTTTTTACCATTAGAAAAAGTAAATGATGTTATACACGAAATAAAACATTTACAAAAATCATTAACAAAAATTATTTAATAAATTAAAGGGGAGCAGCATCCTAACAACTGCAACAAAAAAATGATACTAATACAATCCACAACACATCCCGACCACAGATTCATAAGTTACTCTGCATGGATGAAATACATTAAAAACAGAAATAATCAATCATTAACTAAAACAATTAAAAACTATGACAAAACAAGAAACACAAACCAAAATTAACGAGCTGATCACACTACTTAATACATTAGATGTAGAAGGTATTACAGCTAAAATCTTTGTACCGAATGATAACATTCTAAAGTTATTAGCCACAGATTACAATGTTAAAGTTTACGAACCATTTGAGATGTTCGGCAATGAAGAGAGACAATTCTACTTTAGTAAGGATAAAGTAACGATCCATGTTAAGAGTCAGATGAAGTATAGAAAAGAAACGCATTTAATTGAATACTAATGAGAGAGATAAACTACGGCAAAGTATTAGAAAAGTCTTTAAAACGCAAAGGAATGAGTAAGAAAGCTATTTCTTTGATGTTAGGGATTAGTCGAAGTACATTGTATTCAAGATTAAAGGATGGTGAGTTCACCTTCTGTCAAATGATAATTTTAAGAGAGGAGAAATTAATATGAGTTACGATGACTACAAGTTAGCAACACCACCCGAAAACGAAACTAAGTGTTATGAATGTGGGAAAGAATCGGCACACTGGGACTTACACATATTATTTATAAACCTAAAAGCAATCGAAGTATGTTACGAATGCTTAGATAAACTAACGACAAATGACTAAAATAACAGAAGCAAATTCACAACAACAGGTGTACGATTGCTATCTTAATGGCATGACACCGGAGACAGCAGCACAAAGTTTAAAGTTATCGTATAAGTATGTAAAAAATAAATACGAAGACTTCACTATTCATTCAGCTACTTTGAGAGGAAATGATAAGAAAGAACGGATTGCTCAGATTTATGCAATCGAAAGAGAATTGTTCAGCATCATAGAGATGAATCCCAAAGATAGCAGAATTGACCACTACACACAAATCTATAAAACTTATCAAGTATGAAGAAAGACGTCCAATGGTTACTATTAGTAATCTTAATTACCATCATCTATGCAGGAAGTTACATCAACAAAAGCAAAGAATCATCAGAACAGATCAAAGCAGTAAAGATTGAGTATGTTTTGAAGTATCAGCAGTATTGCGATTCAGTTACCATCTTTTGTATTAACGAATATGATATTGTAGGCAGATGCAAGAAATGATAGCAGAACTAAAGGAAATACAAAAGACATTTCCGAATGCTCACATCCGGTATAATGCCGAAACAGATTCACACTTTATCTCTTATTTTAGTGTAAAATATTACAATTCTTTATTAATAAATTAATTATCTTTACAAAAAACGTAAACTATGGAAAAATCAAACATTCACAAAAAATTACTTCAGTTTCAGAAGATGAATATCTCTGTAATGAAAGATGGTAACAATCCTCATTTTAAGTCTAAATACGCTACACTTAATGAGGTATTAGATAAGGTTAAAAAACCTTTGAACGATTTAGGTGTGGTTATTATCTTTGAGCCAAACATCGAAGGATTACAAACTATTCTGCATTGTGTTGATAGTGGAACAGAAGTTAAGGGATTTATGAAGTATGTAGACTGTGGCAATGCTCAAAAGCTATTAGCTTGTAACACTTATTATCGCAGAGGTACATTAGTAAGTCTATTGGGATTAGAAGATGAAGATGATGATGGCAATAAAGCAAGTGTCCCAACACCGCCGAGAGTTGATGAAGTATTAATTACTGTTTCAAACGATTTAAAGTCATGTAAGACATTGAAAGAATTACAAGATGTCTACACTGGATTAACACCAAACTATCAGAAATTAACATCTACTTTAAAAGATGAACTTAAAGCTAAACTGAAATAATGAAGATAGCACTATATCAAATCGAACAGGAGTACATGATACTCGCTGATGAAATCATAAATAATGAAGGGGAATTAACCCCCGAATTAGAGGATCGATTAATGATTAACCAAAATCAATTAGAAGCAAAAGGTAAGGGATATGGTTATATTATCAAAGACATCGAATCAGAGATTGATGCTATTGATGTTGAACTTAAAAGATTAGCAGCTTTAAAGAAACAAAGGACTAATGCAGTCGATAAGTTAAAAACATCGTTATCTCAAGCAATGCAGTTATTTGATATTTCCGAACTAAAAACCCCTACTTTAAAGATTAACTTTAGAAAGTCTGAAAGTGTAGAGGTTGATGACTTAAATTTATTGGAATCAGAATACAAAAAAGTCACAATAACAGAAGCACCAGATAAGACAGCTATTAAAGATGCTATTAAAAATGGTATTCAAGTTACCGGGGCAGTATTAAAAACAAATCTTAATTTACAAATCAAATAACTAAACTAAAAACAATGGAAAAAGTATTCTGCGGATCAGCAAAAATTATCCCGACAAAATTCGGAGATTTAACAAAAGTATCATTTAGTCAAAAAGACATTGATACTCTTCAAGCAAACATGAATAACGGATGGATTAATCTTGTTATCAAAGAGAAAAGAGAAAAAGTAGAAGGTAAAGCTACCCACTACCTGGAGGTTGATAATTGGAAGTCTATTCCTACGGAAGGATTAACTAATAATAAACCATCTGTACAATCAATAAGTGAAAATGATTTTAAAGATCTACCTTTCTAATGGATGACCTACAAAAAGCACTCGACCATGTCATTGCAAATGTAAAGCAATATCGCAATACTGATACAATGGATGGCGAGGCGTTGGTAGGAATCCTCCAACAGCTAACAGCTACGTTATTCTATTTAGAAGGCGAAAGAGCAAAGTATCATAATAATTTTCAGAGAATTATCAATTCATTAGTTCTTGAAGGTAAAAGTGTAGCAAGAGCAGAGAATGAAGCTCATGTTCAGATACCTGAAATGTATATGCTAAGACACGTTATGTCCAGTTCTTATGAAGTAGTCGGTGCTTTAAGAAGTCAAATATCCTGGTTAAAATCTGAGAGAAATGCCACGATGTAAACATTGCAAAGATAAATTTGTAGTTAAGTATTTCCTCCAAAAGTATTGCATGGAGAAAGATGAATGTATAAAGGCATTTGTTGATGCTAAGAAAACTACTGAAATAAACGAAAAAGTATCTAAAATGAAAGAGAATTTAATCTCTCATAAGGACTATATTAAACTATTTCAGTCTGTTTTTAATACATTTATTCGGATGCGAGATGCCGATCAGCCATGTGTAAGCTGCGGAGTATTTAAATGCGAGGAATTTCATGCAGGACATTACATAGCTTCTACATATCAATATCATCGTTTTAACGAGTTTAACGTACACAAACAATGTTCTAAATGCAATACTCATCTAAGAGGTAATTTGATCCCATATCGCATAGAATTGATTAAACGGATAGGATTAGCTGAGGTGGAGTATTTAGAGGATAGTCGGCATATGATGTTAGAGATTACGATACCTGAATTAAAAGAGAAGATTAAAGAATATAAAGAAAAGATTAAAAATATTAGGAAATAACGAAACCTTTTATTACTTTTGTCGTATAAATTTACAGTTCATAGATTTTATTATACAGTTATTTGGTAGAATAACTTTCGATAATGTGTAGAAATACACTCACGATTAATCCCCTTTCTTGCTACCACAAGATTGGGGATTTTTCGTTTAAATAATTAGTAATGAGAAAAGGATTTAATTTTTACAGAAGTTATTACGATGTAGCAAAAGAGTTATCAGAAAGTGATAGATTAAAGTTTTTATGGGCAGTTATTCAAAAACAATTTGAAGGTATTGAGCCATCATTAAAAGGTCAATCTAACTTTGCTTACATATCACAAAAACATAGTATTGATGCACAAGTATTTGGATATGAGACTAAAACAAAATTAAAACTAACCCCTACACAACCCCCTTGCCAAGTCCCTACACAACCCCCTTGCCAACAAGGGGAAGGGGAAGAGAAAGGGAAAGATGAAGGGAAAGAGCAAATAATTTACTATCGTAAATTTGCACATCTAAAACTTTCTATTGATGAATCAAATAAATTATTAGAATTAGGTTATACCAAAAACCAAATAGATAGCGTATTAAATTCGATAGAAAACTATAAAAAAAATACTAACTATACATCTCTATACCTTA